TAATCCTAATGAAAAACCTGCAAGTTTAATAGGTGGTTTAAATATCTTATCTAGTTTATCTAGTGAGTGGGGGCGTCAAGGTCATTTGCTTTCTAAACTTAAGCAAGACCTAAAGTTATCCAAAGGCCAAACAGCTGCAGAAAAATACAATGAACTTGTAGAAAAAACCCTTGATGCACCTAAGCCTACAATAGTAGAAGCAGCACGAGGCAAAGTCAAAGAGGGTGCTGCTACAATGCAGCAGAACTTAATTCGTATGTTGATTACACACCCCGGTACAACTGCACTCAACATTGTTGGTTGGGCTAACGCTACAGCTATGCAATCTGTAGGTGATACTATAAGAGGTGCATTGTATGGTGGTCGTGCTCTAGGTGAGATGGCTATTGGTCGTACTACCAAGGCAACAGAGTTTGCTAACAAGTCAAAGCTTATGCTCACCTTGCAACGCCAGAAGCTAACAAACTTAGTAAGTCCCTATGCTACACAACAAGCAGCATTTTCTTTTCTTGCAGCTAACCCTAAGTCTCAGAGAGAATTATTCCGCTACATGTCAGGTGGTATTGAGCTTGATGATGTGTACAAAAACTTAGGTTTTAAACTAGACGATACTACTAATCCCGGTGCTTGGGAAAAAGTCATGGACTTTGCTCAGACAATGTACGGAGTTAAAGCACAGGATATGTTCACTAAGTCACAAGAGTTTATGTACGCCTTAGACAAACAGATACGTATCAACTACGGTATGAGCTACACAGATTTCTTACAAGACCCTAACCTATATAAGGCAATGAAGGGTGATGACTACGTTAGGATACAAGCTGCAGCTGTTGAAGATGCACTACGTAACGTATATGCCAAGTCTTATGGAGGTGATCGTAAGAAAGGTGCAGAAGGTGCACTAACACTTGCTGCTAGATTCATAGAAGACTTACGTAAAGTTCCTGTGTTTGGTGCAATGGTTCCCTTTGGGCAGTTCTTTAACAATACACTAGGACATATGTTTGATCATACAGGTATAAGCTTAGTACATAAGTATGTAGCTGGTACTAGCCGTGATCCTTTAGAGTTACTTACTAAGTCAGCAGTGGGTGTTTCTTTCATTGGAGTTGTAACTGCTCGTGAGATGAAGAACATGGAAGAAGGCTTAGCTTTATTTGATGAGCGTGGCTCTGATGGTGCAATACGTAACCGTATGTATGACTTCCCGTACAGCTATTACAAAGCTATGGGACGCTTAGGTGCTCATGTCGTTAAGGATGGCGTAATACCTCCTGAGATGTGGAGAGAAGTTGTAACTGTATTTGGTCCTAAGAATCTTACACGACAGCTAGGCGATACAGCTAAGATGTCCTATGATTTGTTTGCAGACATTGCAACAGGAGAGGACGTTGCAGTTAGAGATGGTCTAATTAAAGTTGTGCAAGACACAGGCTCTATGTACCTCAGTGCTTACTCAAGACCCCTTGATCCTGTCAATCAGATCATTGCCCTGAGTAGAGGCGAAGACTTCACACCTATTGATCGTAAGCAAGGCTCAGAGTTTATAAACAAATCTTCTCGTTATGTAGATCAAATCTTTACTGTGTTAAGTGGTAAGGAGTTAGCACCAGAAAGATTCAGTGCTCTAACTGATGACCCTGCAATGGCACCTATAGGTAGGATCTTTGGTTATCGTGAGGTTCCGGGTCAGACATCTATTCAACGTATGTTTAATGAGGTAGGTAAACCTCAGTGGCGTACTAACATAAAGTCTTTCATCCCTGAAGTACAGAACGACATCAATAAGTATGTAGTTACGTTCTTAGAAGCTAACGCTGAGCGCACTATAAACAGTCCTGCATGGAGAGATGGCAATACAGAGACACGTACTGCTATGCTTAACGATGTTCTTAAGCGTTCCAAAGATACTACTATGGACATACTTGAGAATAGTATTGATCCAGAAGATACAAGAACTCTTAAGCTTTACAACTTAAGTAAGAGAGGTAGTGGTGTCTCTAAGGTTGATGTAGAGAAGGCATTAATAGATCTAGACTTAGGCATGGAAGTTACAGACTTAGATGAAAATCAATTAGACTTCTTAGTATTGTATATACAGATGACTAGAGAAGATATAGACAACGCTGTATCTATGTCACAATAAAAGAAGGGGCAACACTAAGCTGCCCCTCCGTATTTCTATTTGATACCATGCGTATCTGCAGAGCGTCTTGCCCACAACAGTGCAGTAGTAAGGTTCTGCTTAACTACATCTAGCTCTGTTGTACCCCAAAGATTAGCATCTAAGAACTCCTCAACCCATGTGAAGTGATCTTGAAGTCCTTCGTTAAATACTTTACGTTTACTGTCTAGGTGTTCTTTAGCCTCACGTTCTAGTTTCACAATGCATTCTCTAGTGCACTGATTGGTAAGTTGTAGCAATTAGACTTTACAGTAAAGTTATTGCTAGGATCAACTTCCCCCTTGCGTAAGTAAGTTGCATCATCATAGTACTTATCTTTAGGATAGACCCCTAAGAACCATGCTGTATGTAAGTCGTTGTGTACTCGTACAAATGCATAGTAGTCACACTTTTGCTTTGTATTGAACTCAGCGACAGAACACTCATAGTAATTCTTAGGTGGTACAGATGTACGCTTAGTCTTTACATCAACAGTGCGTCCATTTTCTAGCTTTAGGTCATAGTCATAGGTATTGGCTTCTACTCCACCTAATATAAGCTTAGCACAATCCTCTCCTAAAAAACCTGCAACACTACCCTCTCCTCCAGTAATACTATTTTTTAATAAACCCATATCATTAGCTTTTTTACGGGCTGCATCAATCATGTTTTTAGATACTGTTATCTGTTTCATATGACTTCCTACTATAGTGGAGGTACAGTGATAAAGAATGTTGTAATATAATCTACAGTGTTTGCTGCAACTCCTAAAGTTGCAAACATTTTTAATGACACTATGAATAATGTTTCTACCATTTTATTTCCTTTTAAGTTAAGTCTACAATTTCACAGCTATCACCAGAGCACGCTAGTGTCTGACTACCTGCTGTATTATCTTCTTGCTCATACTCTGATAAATCCTCCCAACTAATTGAAGTAGGCATACGAGAGAGCAACTCCTCATACTCCTCTTTGCTACAATCCTGATAAGGTGCTTGCTGATACGTATGCTCATTGAAGGGCAAGAACGATACACCACTCATCTCATCAAAATGTTTATACACAAACGCTCCCACCTCAAGCCACTCATCTGAGTTGACGTTAATAGTCACGCTAGGTTTATGCTCACACCAATGTCTCTGATAAGCTAACCACATCTCCAGTTGTTGAATAGCTGTAGTGTCTTTTGTACACACAGCACCTTCTGGTGATTTCTGAGGAAAGCTAAACACTACTGTTGTATCAGGCTTCATGACACAAGGCTCACTAGGTACTCCTTGATCCTTCATGAACTGAGTTAGAGGGTCTTTAACGTCACCCCTAACAGTACGCACATAGTAGGGGGAATGACGAGGGTGGACCCCACTGCTAGATGATACCATTTGAGATACCGTTCCTGAAGGTTTGACGCAAGTGATAGCAGTAGAAACAGGGATGCCAAGGCGCTCAGCCCACTCAGCATTAGTAGTGACAGCAATAGAACGTAAGTGCTCAAGGGTTTTCTCCAATCCAGAATTAGCTGTTGTAAGTAAAGGGTTATCCATTATCCCTGTGAGTGACACACCCAACAGGCGTTCCTCTTCGGTATTTCGCTGCCACAGTTTTCGCAGATAGGGGAACTTTGTAAAGGTAGATTGAATAGTACCCAATATCGTAGCAATACGAACTTTCTTTTCAAGGTCTTGAAGGTTATCTGTTGCACGTACTACACACTCCGTTAAGTTACATACTTGCCCACTGCGTAAAATTATCTCACTGCAAGGGTTAGTTCCAAAATCATAGCTAGTATCACGCCTACCATTCTTAGCTGCTTGCTTCTTAGCTGCCTCACGGTTGAAGATACCACGCTCACCTGAGCCTGACTCAACGAGAGCCATCCACTCACGCATAAATGATAGACTGTCTGGCTTCTCACCGTATGCTACTGAGTTGTTAGCTAGAGCACGATGTGGATTGTTCTCCCACCAAGCGCCTGACTTAGCGTGACGCATCTTATCGTCTGATAAATTTGATAGACTGATCATAGCTGAACGCCTTACACCACCTACAACTACTACCTCACCTATCTTACACATGATGTCGTGGCACTCAATAGAACTAAGCTTACGGTTCTGTGCATCCTTAAAGGTACGTATGACAAAGGTGAAGAGATCAATCAGTGGTGCTGGTCCACTAGCTCTACCACCAAACGTCTTAAGCCTAGCACCTGCAGGACGTATCCTACTAGTATCCCATGTAGGTATCTCCCCACTGTACAGTAGAGCAATTAGTTGACGTAAGGCTTTTGACCAACCCTCTTTGCTATCTTTAACAGCGATGTTAGTCTCACTGTCAAATAGTTCAGGAACCTCTGGTAACTTCTGTACGTACTGTCTCTCTACTGAGAAGCCCACACCTGTGCCACACATAAGAACGTGCATTGCTTCATCAAAAGCTGTTGGTACATCTACTGCTAAGTAAGAACAGTTATACATACTAATGTTATCACGGGATGCAGCAGGGCCAGCAGTCATTAAGCTTCGCATAGATGGCATAACCTCAAGCCCTAAGATAGCTTGCTCAATGTCATTAATGTACGTATCATTGCCAGCTACAGGACGTACAATGTTATCCATGTAACGTGATACTGTCTCAGGCCATGTCTCTCTTCTACCTAAATTATCTAGCCAACGTGCGTAGCGTGACTTATGTATAAATGTTTGATAGTCTGTAGGTAAGTAGTTGCTCATCTGTTATCCCCTGATCCCTGTAATACACCACGCTCTTGGCGGCTGTTTAGTTTTTCTCTATTCATGTTGGCTACTGTTTGTAAACTGGCTCCATAAAAATTAGATAAAGCAGCTACATAAAATAGTACGTCACCTAATTCTTTCAACATACCCTTGTTATCTAAGGTAGCACCATCCCTAAAGCTCTTCTTTAGTTTTTCAGCTATCTCACCTGCCTCTCCTACAAGGCCTAGAGTATTTTCTATCTGTCTTGTTTGTCCTTTAGTTAATATCTTACCTTCTACCCATTGACTATATGCAGCTAACTCA